TTTGTAGTTATGTAGTAATATGTGATACTGCACAAGGCAATGTGATGTTGGGATGGTGATTTGGTCAGACTTTGTGATTGCCTTTTTAATAGGTGTAATTATTGGATTAAAGGTTCCAAGAGAAAAGAAAGCCTTTGTGGTTCATGGGGGTTATGAAATGGGAAAGAATCTGAAAGCGAAGGAATGTTCAAAACACAATTTACTTCTATACTATGGAAGTAAATGTAGTGAATGTGCCTTTGAAAAGGCTGAAGAACAATTTGAGGAATATCAAATAGCAAGGGTTGAGGGGTTCATTCCCTCTGATATGACCTTTGAAGAATGGTTAGGTGAAGAAGAATGAGAGATAAAATACTTGAGAAGATAAATAGCAAGGAGTGGAAATTCCACCAATTGCTTAAATTATCTGAGGCGGCAAATGCTGTTGCTGAAGAGATGTATCAAGAATTGACTCCTCATGAGCAATTGACTTTAGTTTGGAATGAGGATTTTTCCACGCAGCCAAAGACCTTTGGAACATTCTTCAAAGAAATAGTGATGGCGACTTTACATAAGGAAATTATGAAAGCCTTTCAAGAGAAGTTTGAGGATGCTACGGTTAATTTTGATGCACCTGCCCAAAAAAGCCACGCTCCACCTCCACCTCCACCACCAATGAATGAAAAATCTGCCGACACACGGACTTTAGAAGCCTTATCGGAAGGCAAAGATGTAAACTTAGTAGAAAAGGATGGTAAAGTATCTACTAGAGCAGGTAAAGTTAACGTAAAGAGGGTTTAAAATGTTTGAAGAAATAATTGACGTTCAAAAAGAAACCAATAAAACCTTACAGAAGTTATTGACCAATGTAAAGCGTAGTAATAAAATACTAATGATGGTTAACGGTGTTAATATAATGACGATTGTAGTTTTACTTTTAGTATTGGTGGTCAAGTGAAATTCCCTAGAGAAGTTTGGGCTGGAGCAAACATACAAACAAATGCTTTCTCTAATAAACGTAAATTAGTTCATAATCAGGATGAGTTTAACTCTTACGTTAAATTGTATAATGGTAAAATGAACTGCTTTACTTCAGTTTATGATTATGAACAGTACACTGAGAAGCAAGCGGTCACCTCAACAGTTATCCTCGATAGAATATTTCTTGATTTTGATGCCCATTATGGAGAACCTGATAAACACACTGGAGCAGTATTAATTCACCCTGAAAAATTAGAAGGTTGTTTTGAAGATTTACAAGATGTTGTAAAATACTTGGAAAAAGAAAATCTAAAATTTGATATGTCGTTTTCCGGTAGAGGGTTCCACGTTTATGTTTATGGGGAGCCTACTAAAAATATCCGAAAACTAACTGCGTTTTTTAATCAGATGAAGACTTTAACAAAACATGGGACTTTAGATAGTAGCGCAGTTTCACCTAGAAGGTTGAGGCGAATAAGTAATACTGCGAATATGAAAGCGGCACATAATGAAGGGTGTTATTATTGCATACCTATGGATATAAAAGATTTAAATTATTCTCCTAAAGAGGGAACACTGGAAATACTACATGCTGCTAAATCTCAAAGACTTTATCCTCGCATAACCTATGGTGAAAAATTAGTAGTGTGGCCTGACGTTGCACCAATCGAAGAATCTACTGTTGAAGTAGATGTGATTAAGGTTGGTAATTTACCAATACCTCCTTGTATGCACAGTGCAATTATGATTGAAAATCCAACAGATGAAGCGAGAGCCTATCTCGTATCGTGGTATAAGGACTTATTATTGTGGGCGGATTTCAATGTACCCTTTACTTCTAAAAAGGTAATTCCTAATTTAGAAACAAGGAAGCAAATAACTGAGCAGATTACCGCTGAGATAAAACACTTACATGAAACATATGGAGTATGGTTAGACTTTAATGAAGAAGTCACTAGATACAGAACTGGATATGTAGTCAATGGGAATTATTCATTCCCAAACTGCTATACGCTCATCCCTAAAGGCTATTGTATAGGTAAATGTTGGAGGTTGAAATGATGAGTTTTAAACAATTTAGACAGGATGTTGCCCTATTTTTAGCAATAACTATTATTATAATATTTGAGATTATTACATGGCCTTTCAGGAGGAATAAAAATGCTAACGATTGATAGTAGAGAAAAATCAAACCTTTCCAAGATGGTTGAAAAAACCGCAGCAAAGTTTAATCTTTCATTTGAAAGACAATGGATTGAGGTTGGAGATTACGTTGCTGGTAATATTTGCTTTGAAGCGAAATCTACACATGACTTTTTATCCTCGCTCATATCGAAAAGAATGTGGACTCAGATTGACAATATGGACCGATGCTATGAAACCAACATTATTATTATTCATGGAACACTCACGGAAGCCCTTACATACACGGACTATACCCATAGCAATATGCCAATAGGTCGAAGAAAACAACTATTGACAAATAAATTCTATGGTGGTTTAGGTCGAATTGCTATGGACACGGATATGAAACCCCTATGGGTTGCTGATGAAAAAATTGCTGCAAACATTATATGCACTATGGCAAAGATGCAACCTATGGATAGACCTGAAATAAAACCGCACTTACATAAGCGGATAACTACGGATGATGTGCGGATAAATATGCTTTCCCACATTAAAGGAATAAGTGATAATAAAGCAAAAACTCTCCTTAAGCAATTTGGTTGTTTGATGGAAATAGGAGACTTAACAAAGACGGACTTATGCCGATTAGATGGCATAGGTGAAACAACCGCAAAGCGAATACTAGATGTATTCAACTCGGAAAAGAAGGTGAAACAATGAATTACGACGAAGAATATGAAATTGAAGATAGTGATATGGCATGGATTACTGAAGCGGAATTACCCTCTCTTATTAGAGCATTTGAAGCAAATGCAACTCAGTATTCAAGAGAGAATAATTTACCCGCTATTATGGGCTATTTCAATATCATGGGTTCACTATTACAGGATTACATTGAAATCCCAAAGGGTGCAACCTCTATTGATACTAGATGCCATTTCTGCTGGATTCAAACAGCGAGGACAGGAAAAACCACATTAGTAGAATATGTGTTAAAACCTTTAGCGACTAAACTAACAGAAGAATTGAAAGACGACTTAAAAGAAGATTTTAAGGTAATATCTTTAGATGATTATACTACCGCTTCCCTTGTTGGTTCCCATAAAGAGAATAGAAATTATAAACCTGATGCTCAAGTAAAATGGGATTCAAGGCAAGATTACTTAAATGCTCAACTGGATGATGATAATATCCCCCAAGATGAATATGATATATCCATTACTAATGCTCTTCAGGAATACAATAAAACAAAAGATGAATATTTTATTTTTCCTAGTCAACTTGAAGGTAGCGGAATATGGTATGCTGATGAATTTGAAGGTAGCGGAATATTTACTCCTAAAAGCCACAACGATAACATAAATATTGTGTTTCAAACATTCATGAATAATTTTCATATTGGTGCTAATAAGTATGATAAAATATTAACTGGAAAGCCTACAGTCACTTTAGACTCTAAGTTTAGTGTATTTGCTGGAACCTATATTCCTGAAAAATTAGATGATACTATCATAGGAAAGGGGATAATGCAAAGGTTCTTACCATTTATTTATGAGGTTCCTAGAGATAGATTAACTGCTCAAAGGTTAAATTTAGCAAGGTCTTTTGGAACTCGCACAGAAGTTAGGGGGCCACCTTTCCATCTAGTAGAACCTATGAAAACTGTCGTTCTTAAAACGAAAGCAAGGTTTGAAAGTGTAGAGGATAGAGAATCTACCATAGTTTATAGTGAACATGCTAGTGAACTGGTAGAAAAAATGTATGACCGAATACAAAAATATGTTAAAAACCTACCTCCACATATTTCTTCAGTAGTTAGCACATTTGAAGCCAACCTATTAGAATATATTAATAAATTAGCCATCATCTCTTGTGCTACAAATAATGCTAACTCTAATAGCCCTACATGGAGATTAACTAAAACGCACGTTTTACAAGGAGGTAGCGTGGTTTGGATGTGCTACAAGACTTTAGTTAGTTATTTGGAAGAGAACCTACACGTCAAGAAGAAATCTAAAATGAAGCCTAATTCTCAATTGGCCGGTTTCATAAAGGCTTATGAACTGGCGCTCAACGTGGATATATTAAAAGAGGGGCTTATTAAGTGTCCTAGCAAAGACCCGATGAAGACTGTAGAATGGAAAGAGCAAGTAAATATTTTAATTTTAGATGGGTTTGCGTATAAAAAAACAGTACAGGAAAATGCAGAAAAGGTACTATCAAAAAGTAAAGCCAGCATCGCAAATTATTGGAAAAATGTAGAAGATAAATTCTTGTATAAGAAAGTAGACAAATTAGCATTCATCAAACCAAAGGAGGGAATTAAAAATGGAAACAACATGGGAAAATAAATACGTCATCTTTGATGTCAAAGGTGGACCAAAAACAATGATAGATACGTTGAATACTGAAGGGAATGAAGGTTGGGAATTAGCATCAATCGTTAGTATAACGGGAGAAAAATTATGCGCCTTCTTAAAAAAGGCAACTCATTACCCTGACCCTTCCCCTGAACAAGAAGAAAAAGAAGAAACTTTGAAACTATGGGGCGGAAAGTAAATGTCAAATGTTATGGCATTTGATATAGAAACTAAAAATCTATCTACCGATATTGGGGGATGGGGCAACACCCATATGTTTCTAGTTTCAACTGCTACTACTTGGAATGGGGAAACGGGAACCGTCTACGTTGATGAACCCGTATCTAATTCATTTGTAAAAAGTGGAATTCAAGTTAAACCTCTCCGTGAACTGAAGTTTGATTTGGATGACCACTTTAAGAAAGGTGGTCGCCTATTAGGACATAACATCGTTGCCTTCGATTTTCCAGTATTGCGTGATGCAATGGATATTTATTGCATTCACAAATACCTTGCTGAAGGTCAATATATTGACACCAGCAAAATACTTACTAAAGAACATGGTGAAAGGTTTCCACTCAATAATCTTGTTGACCACACGTTAGGAAGGCAAAAAACGCTAGACAGCATGGATGCTCCTAAATTATGGAAGGCCGGAGAGTATGATATTGTGGTTGATTATTGCATGAAAGACTCTCAATTAGTTTACGATTTATGGAAATATGGGCAAGACAACGGAATAGTAAAGGCTTTTAGTATGAACGATGAGAGGGAAGTAGAACTGGGAGTTGATTGGTAATGGGAACCGGAGAAGTATTTGGCTGGCTTTTATTCTTGTTGGTTATCAGTGTTCTGTTTTTTGCGGCATTTGGCGGAGCATCCGTCACTGAAGATACCGTTGAAGAATATATACAGAACTTGGTAAAAGAAGACCAACAAGCAATGAGAAGGAAGTAGAATGGCGCTTGAAAAGGTATGTGGGGAATGCAAAAACCGCACAATTCCTAGAAGAATCAAGGGTTATTATGCAGGGTCGAAAGACATTATAAAAATATGGGAATGTCGCAGATGCGGCAATTTATGGCAGTAGGGGGAAACCCTTGCTGCCATTTTTTATTTTTTTTATTATAAGGGTAAATTAATATTACCGAGTTTAAGGTATCGTTATCATAAAAGTCCAAGTTTTAGATGTGGTCCCACCAGCATTAGTTATTGCTAATATTATTTCATAGACTGCTGCTTCACCGCTTCCACCGCTTCCACTAATTGTAAAAACTGGGTCAAAATCCGCACTTGTAGCACTTGTAGCGGATAAACTTGAAACTAATCCGAGGCCATTATCTATTTCAACAATAGTCCAAGCGTAAGAAGCGGCAGTTCCGGTAAATCCTGAATTAAGACCGACTGTAATTACGTTGCTTGCTGATACTATAAAGGGGTCTAATACCACTTGATTATGTGTCGCACTTCCACCAATAGTTTTAGTAAATTTACTATTACCGTCACCAGTTGCTCCGGTTCCAGCATCATCTTTAATATATAAATCGCTAACTGCGGCTGGTCCTGACGCAACAGCATTTTGCACTACACCAAATTGCCAATGAAGACCCATTTAATCACCCTATTCTTATCCAAGTATTATTTCCACTACAAACAAATGTAGCGGCTTTATAGGAAGCGATGTCATCACTTGCACTAATAGCACCACCATTGACGGTAGCAGAATCATTTACTGCTATTTGCCCATTTATCGCACTCCCTGTTTCATTAAATACTGTAAATTGAACACCTACACTTACGTTATCATTAACCGAAGGTAAAGTTAGATTAGACCCACTATGCTCAAATATAATTAATGTTCCTGAAGAAGCAACATCGGGAGCATAAGTTTTCGCCGCCCCTATAATAACAGTAGCAGGTCTAGTATGCCAACCTGCATAAACAGTAGCGGCAGAAGCATCTGTAAAAACATCTACATTGGGTTTTGCTAATCTAGCCATAGTAGTTGAAACCCCATTTGTAAATATTCCAAACTTAAGCGCACCTTCTTCAGACGAATGGGAAACATCGGTTGTTCTTGCAGAAATATAAGCATAATCAGTTGCCGCACTACCACTATCTTCCCCTCTAAAATTAATTACACCTAATTCATCATCATCGGCTGGAGAGGGAGAATGTCTCCACAAAATTAAATCAGGGGCATTTGTAGCACCGTCTTCGGTTGATTCTAAAATTAATCCCTCACCAGCCCCAGTATATTTAATGTGTAAAGGAGAACTAGGGTCGTTTGTTCCAATACCTATACTATCAGTACCCGCATTTATGTAAAGTAAATCAGAAATACTATCCCCGTTTACAACAAAATCAACATCTGCCCCATCCTGATTAACTATTACTTTAGGCTGGCCAGTATCTTCTCCTAACAGTCTAATAAATGAAACCATAGTGTTATTACTCCTTACATCGAACTCTAATCTACCCGATGCACTGGAAGCAGCCATTTGGTCAATTTCTGCTTTTATTTCAGCGTAAGTTATTCTTGCTCCTCCGTCATTTTCCCCATCAAAAAGAATGGTTCCCACATCATCACCAACTGCCGGAGATGCTGAGTTTCGCCATAATACTAAATCAGGAGCCTGACCAGTCCCCGTTTCTGTTGATTCTAAAATTAACCCATCACCTGTTCCTGTATATGTAACATGCAAAGGAGCATCAGGGGCATTTTCACCAATACCTACATTTCCGCCACTTAGAATACGCATTCTTTCTGAACCGTTAGTCCAAAATTGCATTGTTCCGTCAGAAACTCGATTTATCAAATAAGCATTACCCGCTTGCATAGCCACATCAAAATATTCTGTTGAATCGTCTTCTAATCTAACTTGTGCTTGAGTGCTATTTTGGATATGTAATCCTCCACCTGATGCAAAAACCGGACTAGATTCCCCAATTCCAACACTACTGTTTGAACCTTTAATTCTCATAACTTCAGTATCAGAACCACCATCATTAACATTGAAAATAATGTCTTTATCTGAAACTGTATTTTTGAATGTGACATCTCCTGAACTTGCAGTTATATTCATTGCTTCAGTATAAATATTAGAGGCTTCATATCCTATTGAAAGTGAATTTTCTGTTTTACTGGTGGTAAATAATTGGAATGCAATATCTCCCCCTGCGGTATCTGTTGATAAAACTCTAATGAGAGAAATTGGGGCATAACCAGTTCCGAGTGCCGGAACTACACCATCAGATGTTCCCGTTACTATTGATATTGTCCCACTAGAATTATATCTAGCCCAATGATAAAAAGTGCCTGAAGAGGGTTTTCCACCAGTAATGGTATGAGTAGTAAGCGCACTAATGGTAATATATTTATTATTAAAAAGTCCCTTTCCAGCAGTAATGGCTACTTGTGGATTACTACCGGAAAAGGAAAAAGTATGAACAAGACCTAAAGAAGAATGAGCATCCTTTACTGTATAATTTCCTTCGGTCATTCTATGTAACGCTTTGAATAATCCCGAATGGGGAGAATCCACCTTATCTGTTATTTCGGTATTCGCTGTCGTTGTCAATGTGCTTAAAATTCCTGAATTTGCTACCATCATTCCACCTCCATTGTGAATATAACTTCCACCGTATCACTTGTTGAAAAGTTTCCTATTGCATCAAAATTAACTCTTGAGAGCATAACTGTTTCTACTGGACTAAAATCATATCCGCTTGTTTCAATTAAGGCCATTTCAGCATCAGTAGGCAAAGAGCCGAAAACTCCCATCTCCCTAATTGTATATCCTTGAAGTACGCTTCCATTAAAACTGGCTTTAAACTCCACTACTTTAGAATCCTGTGATGTAGAGGTAATAGTGGAACCATTAGCAACTGTGCTTATTGGAACATCTAAATTTGTAGCCAAAGGATTAGTGCTTCCTCCCCCTGTTCCTACTACCATTTTACCCGTTGTTGCCCCATACATTTCTCTTAAAAATAATGCCATCTTTTTCTTTATTGTGTCTGTTATCATACTAAATCAACATCCCTTACTATTTCCACTACTACATCTGCTGGTCCCATTGTTGTTCCAAAATCTAATTTTCTCGCTTCTAATGTTTGGAATCCTAATGTGAATGAGGTTGCGTCGGCTAATCCTGTCCTCTTGATTATTAGGCGCAACTCCTTTAGTTTAATCTTATCGAAGAAATCAAGTGGAGGAACAGTGGTTAAGAAATTACTACCACGAATAGATGCAGTATTAGATTTATTCTGAATGGCTAATTCTGCAAATCGAGCGGCTAAATCCTTTCGATAGGTTCCAACCTCTAATTCAATAAGTCCGGCCAATTCTCTCCTTATCTCATAGATTTTATATTGACTTTTTGTTATGCCCTCTTCAGGTAAATCAACGGTGATTATATCCCCCGCTTTAACAAACTCAATTCCCGCTTTACCCATCTTTATTGTGAGTCTATCATCACCTTCTGAATGCGCCCTGAGAAGTGAAATGGCCCTTTTATCAACATCATCTTGAGTGGTCAATTCCATGTTGACATCCTCTAAAGTTTTCTTTTTGAATTTCTCTATGGAGGCTCTATTGCGACGTACTGAGCGAACTCCACTTCCATAAACAATTACTTCATTGTAAAGGTCAAATGTAGATTTATTGCGTGAAACTTCTATTATGTTGAGGTCTGTATTTTTATAGGATAGAGTAATATCTTGCAGGTCTAAATCTCTAGTTTGCTTGCGTAGGAATAATCCTGTTTCATCCACCCTGACTTCTTTATCTTTATATTTAGCAGCGAAATTAACTGCTGTGTATAGGTCAACGCCCTGAAAATTAGGAGCGATGTAATATGGATATTCCCGATTATCTGATATGTCATAAGGTATGTTTTCATTGGCTAAAAGGTCATTGACGACATCTTCTACTTCACTACCTATGGTGACCGTTGAACCTATTTTTGCACTAACAGCATCACTATTTTTAGTAGGAATATTACTCTTTATGAAAAATGTCTCCCCAAAGGAAATTATTCCCACCATAGGCTCTGAAACCTTTTTACCTAGTTTAATTGAACACTTTGGAGAAACGTCATAATAATCGCATTCTACTCCCATACTTGTTTTTAAATTAGTATTACCATCAGTTAAATACATACCATATGCTTCACCATTCTTAAAAGTGCCACGATTCCCTGTTGGATTAAATAAGTGAATATAATCTCTTAAAACTGTATATGTATTATTGGCTAAATAAAGCGTATATGTACCCGCATTTAATATAGCATCTGTTAAGGTTAAATTTGTTTCATCTTCAATTTTATCCACATAAGTAAATTGTGTACCAATTTTAATTTTATCACCTGCTAATAATCCATCCGTTTCAAATGCAGTAGACACTCCACCATGAGTCAATGCTTTAGAGCCAGCAACACCCGCCCCATTACCCGTCAACTGTTTATACTGGGCATGTTTTGAATCCATATCTACTGCAACATACATTGATAGAACCGCTTCATTTTCTCCTAATTCTCCCGTTTTACTACCAAAAGAGGGAGATTCTCTTGAACCTTTAAATTCAAAATTTTCATCTACAACATACATTGATGGGATAGTTTCATACATTTGGTTTGAGTTCGGCCTTTTTGTTAAACTTGAACTTAAAGTATTTATGTCAATTTCATCAGGGCTATTAGGCCAAAGACACACTTCAGCAGGGCGCATAACTCGATATGTGTCTACTGTAAAAAAAGTATTATCATCTTTCAGTGTCACGTTATCAATCAATAATTCATGTGAAACTCTTCCGCCAGTAGCGTTTCGCCTATGTGAATAAACATAATGTATTACTCTAGGTTCAATTACCGCATCGTTCATACTAGTATGTTTGCTACTAGTAATGTCTACCCTCCTTGCTTTTTCTGACCAAGTACCTCCGTCATCAAATGGATAAGAGGAATTAGTTTTACTTTCACCATTAATAGGATAACCGTAATTACCTACCAAATACATTCCAGTTAAATCTACATGATTTAACCAAGTATTAAAATCTGTGGTGTTTACCCCAGTCAGTAATTTTAAAACCGCTATATCTGTATTACCATTAATTGATGTGAATTTTTTATATCCTTTTGCTCCATTGTCATCTGCTACATCTGCGAGTGCTGCTAATTCAGTAGTGCGAAAATGTAATATTGGTTTAAATGCACAAAATACTCCATCGGCAATATAAGCAGAAGTATCTTGAGGATAAATAGGAACAGCAGAAGAATCTTTTTCCATTTTATCTGTTATTTTAGCATATGAACCATCGTCAAATTCTGATACTATAAAGGGGTAAGAGTATTCTTTAGATTTACTATTCCATGTAGCAATCTCAGCATTAGTAATACTTACACTATCTAAATCTCCTACTCCATCACCATATCTTGCGGCAGCATTTACTGTTCCAGTAGAAGGTTTTGAGCGCATCTCGGCTATTATCCCATAATAATCTCTACTTCCATCATTACTAGTTGAAATAACGCCACCAATGGGAGTCTTAATACCCACTGAATCTTCCACTGAGTATCTTCCTAACGCTACACAGTGCATATAATTATACGGGTTTAATTTAGTATTAACCGAAGAATGTGATTTTGCCTGATAAGATTCTAAAATATTAGAAGGGTGGGCATATTCAATATATTGGGTATTAGTAGTAGTAGCAGAAGAATCATTACCATGAGTTAAATATGTTTTTTCTTGTAAAGCGTTAATACTTCGTGCTTTATGAGTAGGAGTTGTATAATCATAATGGTAATACGTTTTAAAAGCCACAGGTAAAGCGATAACGCCATAACCACCTGTTGTAAAATTATCTTGAACTAATTCTTCTAATCCACCGTAATCATTTGTTCCTGCCGACCCACCACCCGAAGGAACTGCATGATTATCTGTATCTCTTCCAAAATGCTGCCTATATACCGGATTATTAATTCCTATTGCTCTATTGTTAAAATTAGTACCACTTGTTCCACTATCATAATATGTATTTCCGTAATATACTTGGTCAGTAGCATCGCTACCATCTCTACCACTATTCCACATCATTTGCAACATATTTAATTTCTTATCAGTAGAAGGTTCACAGAAGTTAGCAGTGCCACCCCTACCCATTGTTTGAAATTGATAAAAACTATCATATAAATGGCCATAATCACTTCCGGTAGCATTAGTACAGGAAGCAATTGGACCGTAATACTTTAATCCAGTAGTTTCATCTAACCCAGTAATAGGTAATTTAGCACCATTTTTTAACCTAATATAATCTGTCCATGTAAAGTTTCCAGTAGTAGAAGAACCGGAGTTTTCAGTAAGTAGAACAGTCCCGATATATCTACCTTCAGGGGTAAAGATATGGTCGTTGACCCTAAACGTAGTATTTGTAGCACCTGCTGAAGTTCCATAAGTAAGTTCGACTGTTTGTGAACCACTTCCGGTAGCATTAGCATTTAATTCAAAATGTGTATCATCAGTGATAGATGCAATATAGGAATTAGAGGGAACACTTGTTCCAGTGACCAACATTCCAACTCTTAAATAATCAGTATCACTACACGTCACAGTAGCATCCCCTGAAATTACAGTACAAGATGATTCAGTAAATTGAGTCACTAAATCCTTATGGCTAGATTCATCGGCTGATAAGTAATGAGCAACCACTAAATCTTCATATAATCTTAATGGTTGATACCTCGTATATTCAAAATTAGGGGTAGTCATCTTAGTCATATCTCTAGGCATTCTTTCAGGGTCAATTAAATTAAAATGCCAATCATAAGTACATTCAATTAATCTCATCAATCCAAATCTTTTCATTTCAGAGGGAGTAATAGAGGCTTCAGTAATAGGTAATACTTCATATTGGTCATCAACTTCCTGTTCTTCATTTAAAGAACCTTCATAATATTCATGTTGAGTTCCACTACTTGAAAAACTACTCTGCCCTTTTAACATGATTCCATAATCAGTAAACTTTCTACTAACTGCTGTTCCACCATCAATAATTCCAGAATAACCAATGTGGTGTTTTCTTGACATACTATCAGGGTATAAATCAGCGGGGGAGAAAATAAACCAGCGCAGTGTCTTAGGGTCAGGTAATTCCCAATGGTCCTTTGCTCTAGTTATTCCATCGAATTTAGGTCCAATCCACGGCGGATAAAGAACGGTTATTCCGTGATTTGCGCTAACTCCAACATCATCCCCACCTACTACATTCAAATTTCTATATGGTGCTTGGGCGGCATCCATTGTAATGACATCGCTACTTTCTGAACCTAATAATACTGTTCGATTATTTGCTTTTTGTGCGGCTCCTGAAATCTGAACCCAACTATTCACTAGTCCATCTAATGCTCCTGAACTCAATGCAGAATAATCAATTTTAGTTTCATTGGTAGTTATTGCGAATTGATAAGTAGCCCCGCTTAATTTTTTATATGTTGTGCTAGTATCAGAAGGATTTTCAGGAACTTCTGTATCATGTTGCCAATCCCCACCTTTCCAATTGTCGTGCATTCTTGGCATATTTCTTGGAACGTTTAATACTCGATAATTTGCTGAAGTGGTAAGCCCTCCATTATCCCCCGCTAGGATTCTATATGTTGGATATTTGTCAAAATCTGCAAAATTACTACCCATAACAGGTTTGAAGTCTCTTGATTCAGGAGAAAGAGTCTCTAAGAAATATGGATGGTCTTTTCTTTTATTTATTTTATCGTACATTGTTTGATAGAAGGCTGCTGGTGTACCATTGGGAAAATACCATCTAACATCCCATGCAAAATCATTATTATGAAAACTATACGGATATTGATATAATTTACCATTTCTATGTGAGGCATCTGCAACTCTATATGCAGTAGCATAACCACTAACTAATCCTTTTTCCTTAGTATAAGTGTCTTTTATTTTACCATCTTTTCTACGTCTATTAATATATGATAGTGAACGCCCAGTTTGAAGGCCAAAATATCGCCATTTAGTATTCCCATATCTTGTAATGAAATCAGAATATACTGAATTATAAGCCGGAGTATAACTTGACCCATCATAATCTAAAGTGATAGAATTGTCTGTAAAATGTTGATTAATATTCTCAGCCCATTTAATAGGTTTACAAATACCATCTGCGGCATTAGGGCTAGATAGAGAAGGATTGGTTAAAGTTAAGACTCCACCTTGACTTAATCCCTGAGTGTTTAAGAAATATAATCCCTGAGTATGATGGTCGGTTAAAACTGTAATATAAATTTCCGCTGTTGCACTTTCTGTTGTAAATGTCCCATAACCTGAAGCGTTTCTTCTTTCACCGTCATGTTTTCTTGGTGTGAAATATACAAAGGTACTACTCGTCCCTGCTATTCGCACTCTATCGACTGTAAATACTCCACAATTGGCTTCATTTGCACTTCCTCTTAATTCTATTTTCATTCCCGATTTTAATTTTTGAAGGTTTAGTGCTATTGCGCTTGTAGTGCTTGCAGTAAAAATATATGCTTGTCGCCAATTAGCATCAGAAAAATGTGTGTCTGTAGTTTGATTACCAAAAGCAATAGCAGTAGATGAAGTGGGCATAAGGGGGCTTGCATTAGAAAAATATTTGTGTATTGTAGTAGAAGCAGTAACATCCTTTGATAATGGTCTATCTAATGTAGTCATTCTTCTTGCAGAAGCATCACTTGAACTCCAACTGTCTGAAAAATCAATTACTTTTCCAAATAAAACTCCATCCGAATCAAATAAAGCATCTCCCAATTTCAATTTTAAAGACGCATCTAATTGCATTGGCCCCTGAAACCCTTTAGAATATGTAGCATTAAACCCAGTAGTGCTAACTAATGTTTTATCTCTACCATCTAAGGGGTTGTCATCTACTCTTGCTAATATTGCTGGACAAATAGGTGCTATTTCTACAATAGTTTCATTGTTTTCAGAAGTTATATTTACAACATCATAATTAGTTATTGAAGATACCGTTTCTAAATTAGTATAATCTACTGTATATTTATCAGTTATTTCATCCGAAAGGTGTGAATAAAAAGGTAAATCATAATCAATGGAATTAGGTGAAGATATACTATATCCCTTTGCTAGAGGGTGAGAACTACTAGAAGTGCCTACCAATGTAGTGCTATCACTATACGGTGCGCCATCAGCACTCAATGATAATGAATTACCATTATTAAATATGATTCCTTTATTTGCTGCACCCAATAATGAATTAACTCTAGTAGTGGAATATGGATTTGCCGCCATCGCTTTAGCAAAAGATACAGTATTTCCTCTAATGGGTTGAGTTAGTAATTTACTTATAGTATCATCTTCAAACCCTTCTATGGCCCTATTTGAAAGGTCTGCACTTGAATATCTCCTACTAGCAAATAGCCACTCTCCATCTTTTAATCTAAGCGGTATTCCTTCTTCAAAAGTAATTATTGTATCTGTGGCCCCATCTTTACCAGCATTAGTTCCCTGTAAATTATGTATTCTACCTACAAAATCTCCACGTTTATTAAACATTAAATCTCCTTTATTTATTTGACTGTTAACTTGTAAATTAACATCCATATCTGCTACAATAATAGTAGCGCCGGCATTATAAGTGTTATAAGAATCCTGAGTCCCTTTACTCGTTTCACTTGAACCTGTATGATAATCCACTACCGCAACCGGAGTCATTTGTTCAAATGGTCCCACCGTAGAATAAACAATATCTTCTGTAAATTTAAAAGTCTGATTGATGATTGGCCCCAATAATTCAGCAGTATTATCTCTACCTCTAATCTTTAGTTTAAACATTCCATCTTCTACTACTTGCTCAATACTATCTACAACACCTGAAAATACTTTCTTTTCAATATTGAATGCTCCTGTGAAGTAATCAAGATAAGAAGTGGTTCCTCTGACGTGATTTGCGGCTGCAACATCAGTAGTAGCACCATCTAAATCATACCTGTAATTACTACTGCCACCATCTATTTTGGGATTAATATTTGGCCCATAGAAAGAAACATTGGAAAGGTTTCTTTTTGCCACTTTAGCAATAGTGGTGTTCATATCATATCCTAATTCCGATTCACTATCAATTGGTTCTTTACCTAAATTACTCATTTTTTTATCGAAGAGAAGTGGATTTTTCAATTTAACAAATTGGTTTTTACTATCTCCAAAATTAATATTTGTTCTAAATCCCGTCTGTTGACCACCCCTTAATATTAAGTTAATATCATGTATTCTACTTTCCGACGCTTTTTCAAGAACGGTTTCTCCAATTTTAAATTCGTTGACTGTTGCTGCTGTTAAATCAGTAGCAACTGTATCTTCAAAATCTCTAATCTGAGCATATGTTTTATCCAATTTACTATCAATGGGAATATTGGGCAACATTACATTGTCTGCAACAAATGACCATGTTTTTCTATATGCGTTAGTGGAAAATGCTGGAATAAAAGAAGCGGGAGTGGTAGTGGTATAAAGAGCATCTGAGTATTTTCTCCACTCCTTTACAGTAATGGTTTGAGTATTACTTGAAGGTGCGCCTATAGTATCGGGAAGGATATGATAAGGACCACTTGAAGTCATAACTGTAAAGGATTCAAATAACTTATTCCCCCCATCATCGTTATTAGGAATAGCCGCTTCAAGTAAATATCTCAAATCTTCTCCTTCGTTTAAATCCTTTACAGTGATTGTAGTTCCAGCACTATTATATTCAAAGGTTCCAGCCAAAACTATATTTCTTCCTGAACCTACTTCTTGCTCATCTATTACTTGATGAATAGTAATTGAATCATTCTGCTGAATCTTTTTAGCGAGGATTTTTTGCGTGTCTGCAAATACAATATCTACATATCCTCCCGACGCTGAAACTCCTTCATAATCAATCATTTCCATCATGTTAGGAATTATTGTATTGGTTAAGGGAGAATCTGTATAAAAGGCATATCTTGATTGCCCCATATTATGTTGATAATGAATGGTAGAAGATTCAGTATTAGGTCTATGTGCCATTCTAAATGAGTTTTTTAAATGGTTGGTAGAATCAAATGCACAGTACATTTTGTTGTGGTCTAAGTCTACTGCATGGGCTAAGAACCTGATTATTAAATCAGGGGAAGTTGAACCTCCCGAAAAATCCCCTGCATCCATAGTTAAAGCACCTTGCGTCGAATCACTATCTATACAATAAATACCATCTTGCGCCCCATCAATAACCAATCTTGAATCTTTTAATATTCCAGTTAATGACCAATTCGTTCCTTCTGTTCCATCTAAATTAGTGTAATATGCTAAATGGGAACCTACTAAAGTAAAACTTCCGTCTGTTACTATGGTAATTGCATCGGGGGTTCCATTAGCCAATTCTAAATTATCACTTGTATATTCTAAGAAATTCATAGCCGCAGGATTATCCGCTTTATACATCATATCAACAAGAGTTGCTTCCATTGTGAATGGCCCTGAATCTACAATAACTCCATTATAGGCTTGTTCAGTTAAGAACGTAGAATAGGTATAAGTGTGCGCTGAACCATTCCAAGAAGAGGTTCTAAGAATATATCTTGTTGCTGGTTCTAATCTATCCTTTCCATTTGTGAAATAAAAGAATGGTTTAGAAACATGCGTGTTCATATAATGTCTATTATTAGAACTATCAGACTGAAGACCATAAGCACAAGCAACAAGGGTATCATTTGTTTTTATTGTTCCACCTTTGAATATTGCAAACTTAGTGTCTTTTGGGATATCTGCACTTAAAGATGGAGTAAATTCTATTGCATCTCCATAAATATCATGTTCAAGGATTTCAGTTATTTTAGCAAAGTGGTGGGTATTAGGGTCATCTGAATAAACCAATACCCAAAGGTTATCGAGTAAATCTTTTTCATAGACTAAATCCCCACTTGAATGAGCAGTAGCAGTTGTATTATTGTAGCCTCTTTCAACAGTTAAATTAGTTCCACTAGTTGCTGTAATAAGCATCTCTTCATTATTAACAATTATCACATCATTAACCGCTAAATTAGTAGCACTCGCTACCGCTACCGTTGTATCAGTAGAAGTTTCATTACCGCTTAATGTGGTTCTTTCAGTAATTAATCTTTGACCTACATTTGAAAGATAGTCATAAGTTTTCAAAACGTGGCCTTTTGTTGTTTCCAAATTTGAAAGGTAGTCATTAACAGTAGTAGTATTAGGATATATTCTATTTACTGAAGAATAAGTTTGAGTTGAACTATTTGAAATATTAATTCCTGTCACTGAATCAGTTAAAGGTGTATAATCTGCAAGGTGTATTTCATAACTTGTTATTGCAGTAGCATTACTAACCATTGTAAAATCTGCAAAATCTAAACTTACCATCCCTCTTGATAATAATGGATTTAAAGGTGTTTTATAGATAGCACTTTCTAAAAAATTACCTGTATAATTTGCTGCGCTATCTGCTGTTTCATTTATCTTAGCCTGAACTGTTGTTCCTTCTGTTGATGCTTTACCCATAGCAAAAACATTAGTTATATTAGAAAAGGTAAGAGTAGTATTTGTATTTGTAGCCGTAGTATCAGCACTTATTGTAAAACACGTTGTAGTATTCTTTTTTACTATGAAAGTTCCAGTAGGTATTCCTGTTCCACTAACCCCTGAACCAACAACTATTCTCGCATTAGCAGTATGAGTTATATGTCTTACACTTGTAGTTGAACCATCAGATAAACCTGAAGTATGATTAGTGTCACAAGAAGCATCTGTAAAACTACCAACTGTTGTCATAGATTAGCCTCCTCAAATCTATAATAAAGCAGGTTATTTCTATAATTAGGAAGAAGGGTATCTATTGTTTGAAATTCATTTTTGTACGTTCCACTTATACATAATTCGTGCATCTCTCCCATAAATTGACTAGCCCTTCTTGTGGCTAAAGTAGCATTACCATTGGAGCCGAAATAACAGTCTGATTCTTCAAATTCAAAATCGGTGAAATCTAATACTAATGTTCCGTCTGCATTATACACATCTGTTTGTAATTCCCCTCCATCTAAATAAAGTGAAACTTTTTGGGATGCTTTATCATATCCCATAGCAACATGGAATGGTCGCAAAACATAATTTATTTCTTTGGTGGCATCTGTTAATGCAAATACTCCAGTTCTCAAAGGTTGAGTATAAGCCCCTGAATCTTTATTTCTAAATCCAACCATAAAATCATCAGGTAAATACAATTCAATATTTGCTGAAACAGAAGCAGTAGCAGCCGTAGTAGAATTATACGCCCTAGTGACAGTTAAAGCATTTCCAGAAATAGCAGTAATTCGCATCTCTTCACTACCGATTTTTATAGTTCGGTTTATTGTAAAGTATCTATTATCATCAACATAAATTGTAGTGGCATCTGTGGCAGTTATCGCTGCCGCTAATTTCCCACCGTATAAATCTGCAATTTTATCTCCAACATGATAGGCTCCTACATAACCTAAAGCAATGGGTTCTGTTTGGTCAGGAAGAATAATATTATCAGAAGCATCAGCAAACACTCCACCGGCATGAGTTTGAGCATAAATAGGCATTCCAATCCATATTGAATCAACCATATCGGCAGCGGCATCTGCTCCACTACTCATAAACTGTATTCTATTATCTGCTGGTACTCTTTTAACAGTAATATTATTGGCATCTGCTCCAAAATATAAATTGCTGGTAGATAAAGTAATAGCGGTTGAATTAGCCCCTGAACTCACTTTATAGTAGCCGTCATTATGGCTGCTTCCCGTTAACTGAATATATGATGCGGTAGATAAATCAGCATGAAATGTATCTGATGCTGAAGTTATGGTAGCACCATCATAAACTAAATTGGCAGTAAGAGATTGAGAAGTTCCAGCATCGGGAAAAGGTCTTATTATACGAGCATAGGAACTATCGGAATCATTTCTTATTGCGTGATACCTAACAACATCTTCACCATCTAAAAACAAAGGCTGTCCAAAAGTATTCAATCCCACCAAAGTTTGCTTTATGGGATTAAGATGATATTGATTTGAAGCAGTAATAACGGGCGCTTTACTTGTAATGGTAATTGTTCTTGTTGCCCCTGCCGCATTCTTTCCCTTTATTACACAACCTAATTTATATTCCGCAGGTTGATTCATGTTTGTTCTAGTTAGATTCTCAAGATAAAACTCACAATTAGTATTATAGAAAAGAGTCATTTTATGTTCAAGTCTATCCGCATAAGAAAGGTATGAGTTAGAGCGAGAAGTAGTAGTGGTTGCTGGTGCTGGCATAGAATAATATCTATTCATAAAAGGTAGACCGAATTCTGATTCAAGGTAATCAGGAGTTTGACTACTGGATAAATCCTTATTTAATCTATATCCAAATCCATTCACATCATAAGGGGTCACTATTGCTTCAATGGTGAAAGATGACTTATGCCCCCATAGCCCATAAACCTCATCTGTAATGTGTTTAGAATAATCAAGATGAACATACGCATCTCCCATAATAGGAAAAACTAAGGCTTTTTTATTGCCCGCATATACTCTATAACTTGACATGATAATCACAGGCTGGCATTGGCTATCTCAAAGGATAAACTAAATTCTACATAGGGTTGTCCACCAACAAATGTTGTATCAAAGGAGCGAACAAATCCTGATAAAGCGTCTATTTTATTTTCGCCAGCATCAAAAGGTTCAGGGAAACTTCCTATTGGTATGCTCCCTTTAGCATCTAATATATCTCTTCTTTTTCCATCTTCACTTAAATTTCTAACCCGATAAGTGAAGGGGATTAAAGGGCAGTTTTCAACAGTTTTAACTGCTGAATCTTCATCCGTGGAATCAGATAACGCCTCATCATAATATTTGTAATCCGGCCCTACTCTTCCAGCATAAAGTATAATCAAACGATTAAGGTTTTGATGTGATTGAAGGAAAGAAGCATCAACATAAGAATGAATTAATTGACATACTTCTTGTGCTGTCATATTAACCTTAACTAATTTCTGCCCATTAACATCATCTGTATAACTAGTAGGATATGTAGTTAAGTCAATATCCGATTTAGAAAACTGTTTGTAAATTGTCTGTTCAGTAATTATCCCACTTAAACTAATTGACTTAGTAGCCATTCCTAAATCTAATCCTAATGAAACTGATTCACCCGTAGCAATTCCTATTGCCGGTGTTGGAAACGCCATAATATTTTTCGCAGTGGAAATGCCTACACTTTCACATTTCAATGCTATTCTATTAGTGGCATAATTTTCCATATTCACTTCATCGAATAAAGGAGTTCTAGCGCCTAAATCTAAAAAGACAAAATGATTATCAAGACTATCTACCATATTAGAACCTCACATTTGTTGATGAAGATGTTGTGCGGTTTATTTCCGCAGAAACCATTCTTCCTATTTTCTTTGCAATGTCTCGGAGTTCTGAATCTGTTGAACCCACTCTTCCGCTAACATTGACATTGATTGTATTACCCATCATTTTTCTTGAATCTGCATTTGAATGGACTCTTGAACCTTTAGATAAATTAACTAATTCCGGTCCTCTTTCTCCTACTAATGCCATTCCTCCTTTAGATACGCCGCCATCTGCAAATGGGCTTATTGTTTTCCCCCACCAATCCAGACTAGTAACGTTATCATATGAATCAGAAACCCAATCCCCTGCGCCCTTAATTGCATCTATTACACCCTGAACTAGATTTAACATAGGTTCCAATATTGGTTTAATCCATGCACCCCAAAGGGTATCTCTCATCCACGCTATAAATCCTTCCCAAGCCATCTTCCATATTCCGAGTGTTATTTTTCCTAATAACATACCGGCAGCAAATAACATTTGAGGGATAAATTGCAGTATTCCCAATAATAAACCACCAAGTAGTTTTATCCCCGCTCCTAATACTGTCATTAGTATCTTTCCTATTCCGCCCCATAATTTCATAATACCTTTTAAGAGTAATTGTAGCCTTTCTCCAAAGGTTCCACCTCCAAAGAAAGCCCCAAATATATCAAATAATCCCGAAAAAATAATTGCTACCCCTTCAAATAATCCTTTAATTCCCTCTATTACGGTAGTCATAACTTCAGCATTCTCAAAGATTTTTCTTATGATTGAGAATACTAGGAATGCTCCCATTAATAATAATGTGAACCACATGAGATTCTTTGCGGCGAATTTCATAACTTTAGTTATGGGTGAAAAACCTTCAGATAATTTATTACGCAAGCCTTTGGCTTTACTTATATTGTTTCGATAATTTTCAGTCGCACTACCTACTTTATCTTTTAGAAATATCAAAGGTTTGGCTATTGTTTTAAACACGTTAGTAAAGGTGGTTTTAAATCCGGTTAATTCTTTTAATCTACCTTTAGCCTTAGTTCCTTTTCTTACTGCACTTCCTCGTTTTACTATTTCCATATTAGAGTCATCAATTAAACCCTGATGCTTTTCTAGTTTTACTTGGGCCTTCATTCTTTCATCAAATAATTTCTTTTTTGTTTTATCACCGGATAGTGCGTTATTTTCAATCTGTCTTTCTATTTCCGCCAATGCTAATGCTTGTTTTTCTTTGGCTTCTACATGTTGTTTCACAAGTTTTTTCTGTTGTTTTAGTAAATACTTATCATTTTTACTCTGTCTAATTATCTCCCTCTTTGCTAATATCTCTTCTTTTTTATCCTGCTTATCTAACGCTTTTTGGTATTTTTTTGTTCGCTTTTCTTGTATCTCTTCAATAGCATTTCCAACTGCATCATAGGCTGCTGCTGTTTTTTGTAGGGCTATTTTATGAGCGTCTTGAGCATGAGATGTATCTTCAACAGTCTTCCTTAATAGTTTATATTGGTCAATAATTTTCATAGCCTGTTCATATTCTCTAGTTCCTTCTACTAAATGTTCAGCCGCTCTCTCGGCCCCTTTTTCCTTCAGTTTGAGTAATACTTCTTGCTGATTTTTTTGACTTTCCATAGCGTTTTGTAATTGAGCCATACTTTCTGCTTCTTTAATATCAGCCTTCACTTTATCTAATTGAGTATCTTTATAGAATTTCATTCCTTGTCCCAATGCCCGAACCCTATTCTGTAATCGCCAAAGTCCTGTTCCTGAAAGAATACGGCTAAGGAAAGTCCATTTTTTACTTTCATCGGACATATCCCCGAAGCGTTTAGCGAGAGATATTGACTGTTGTTCAACGGTAGCCATCATTTGACTTAAATCAGACAAAGATTCTCTAGTTTGGTCTACCTCACCCATCTATCTCACCTTCTTCGATTCTTTCTCCATTAACTCGGCTTTGTAGTTTTCGGCTTCTATGTGAATAATTAATAATTCTTGAACTAATGATGCTGGCATTTTGTATATCTCTAATGGGCTTATCGCTAACGCTTTCGCTAGGGTATAAACTGTAATCAGAGATACCATTTTGGGGTCGTTTATTCTCCCACGGATGGCATCTCGGATTCTTCGTTTTTTACTTCATCCCCCATCATATCCTGTAAAGGATTAGGGAGGATTTCTTTGAGTTGATTTCCCACGAAGGGACTCAATCGAATTAAATCTACTTTGGATAGAGAAGGCTCAGTCTTCTCTATGAAATTATCAATGGCGTAATTATACATTGCTTTCAAATCAATATCCATTCCGCCACTCTTACTATCTATTTTCATGATAGAATTCATGGCCTGTTCTACTTGAAGCCATGTGGGTTCTTTAACCCACACTTTCAAGTATTCTTCTACATTCGGTGCAACCTTAACAAAGTGGCACTTCGCTTCACTTGCTGCAAACAGCAAACTCTTATTCTCTACTACTTTTTTTCCATTTAACATTCTTTCCACCTCTTACCAACATACGGACAACGTGTTGGTGGAATTAAAACGCATTACTCAGAAGTTTCGGATGATTCCGCAACCTCCGGTTCTGCTTTAGCCGCTTTCTTTGCTGCGGCTTTCTTAGCCCTTGCTTCTTTTGCTACTTCCTTAGCCTTTCTTTCAGCAAGTGCCGCTCTGTATAAATCGCCATAATTTGCCATTTAATCACCCCTGCAATACCCAATGACTTACTGTTGTGCAATTGGTTAGAGTTCTCGGCATTAAAGTCGCTTCAACAATAACTGGGCCTTTATCTTCAGGAATAGTCCATGTGTTTGATGTAGTGAAATAATCTTCAAAATCAAGTGTTAGGGATTCCCCACTATCTTTAGTGAATACCAAATTAATTGATTCTCCCGAAGCAGTATTCTCAGCAGTATCTAATAACTCAGTAAATAGTGTATCATCTGTGACCATAGCCGATAAAGAAATTTCATATGTTCTTTGTGCGGGAATAGCATCTTTAATTTTTCTATTTCCAATACCTATGAATCTTTTATCTTGAAGATTATTATTTATTGTTAATGTGAAATTAGTAATTTTTAGGAATTCTTGACCATAAATACTAATTGTTCCATCTGAGAAAAAGAATGGTTCAAGATGTGTTGGTTCGGTAGTGAAATTGAATAAACTCCCATTAGCCGTTTCTTGTCCACCTCTTGAATCATAAGCCGTTGTTTGAGGAATAGTATTAACTGCCCTAGTGTTTAAATCTAAAGTCATCTTTACTTCTTCATTTTCATTAGCGGTCAAGGTTAATGTATTAACTCGATTACCTCTAGCAACTCTCACAAAATTCAAATCTTCCGCATCGGAATCTGTATCTGTTCGCAAAAAATTGGTTGCTAATTTACTTATAGATTGCTCAAGAGCAAATGAAGGTAAGTGGGCAGTATTAGATTCAGAGAATTTGTAAGTGATAAAACCTCCAGTTGTAGGAACTGGATAAGTAATATCATCAAAGTGGGTTTGTGGTGCGCCATCTATATTTTCATTTATCGGGGGAACAATATGGGTTGCACCATAGTTCCAATTAGCCCTGTGAATAAATGCCCCTTGACTAATATGAGAAGTAGCATTTGTTCCGTGGAAATATAATTTATGGTCAGTGCTACTAGCCGTATGATAATTACTCGGATGATTACTTGAGGAAGTAGATGCAGGGGTTAACTCTTCACATAATCCTAATGCGTAATATAACCAAGTAGCCTGATGACAAACAAGATTTAAATTTCCACCTGAAGCAGTTTCAATGCCTTTGTATTGATGGGTGTAATTCCTTGTTCCACCCAATGCTAAATTTAATTGCTTCATTTCAATCTCTAAATTAGGAAATGCTGCTGATTCAACAAGACCAAGCCAATTATCAGCATTAAGTCTAACTCTACCATTTCCATCATTATCTGAATCGGGGGCTGGACATGGTGCGCCATATCCTCTTAAAACAAATTCATCTGCTGCCGTGACCGCTTCTTCAATTGCTGGTGTAATTGTAAAGGTATCATTGTCATTAGAAGTGACAGTATGTGAAGAAGTATATGAACCTGCGACATCAGAATCAGAATCATTATAAAAATCCAAAGTGCAACCAACATACATATCCGTTACTAATTGAAATTGAACAGCATTAGTTGTTTCAATTTGAATATCTGTTTGGCTACTTCCTTGCGCTTTAAAATAAAAGTCCACTTCAGGAACAAACGTTAAATTTGCTCCGCTGCCTAAAAATACTTCACTGTTTTCTACTGCCATGATTTGTTCACCTTTTTTTTACTTACATTACCTACACGGAAATGGCGAATCTTTTCATTGTAATGTTTATCTTATATCCAAAAAGTCTCTTTGCTTTATTATTGGATTCAGTTCTTCCCCCTAAATGAATTTGGTGCATTTTCAACGAATCGCTTCCAATGGTCACCGTCGCTCCCTTGCGGCTTTGTTCTACCGTGTATCTAAGCATCTTATATAGGCTTTCCAATCTATCATGTGCGTAGATATTATCTGCTGCTCTTGTATCACCTGCTGAAATGGTTCTAACGTGACAAGTCAAGTTATAAGTTTCGTTGCGAACATCCCAAGTTATTGTAGGATATTCTATATCCTGACCGTCTTCATAGACGATAATTAAATCAGAAGAAGTAGCACCGCCTACGGCTGGGTCAAGTTTATTCGCCAAAGAATATTGTCGGGCTTGACCTCTACTAACTTTACCCGTTGTTCCATCAGTAGCGCCCCCTGAAGATAAATTACGAATATCGAGAACCGTTGGTTTAATTCTATGGGCGGCGGCAATCCCTAAAGTGGTGTCCATAACTGATGTTGAAGGCCAATTATTTCTTAATAATTGAACAAGGTATGTTGTTTCATCCATTATAATTACTCCTTATTTTTCATAGATTCTTTCCATTCATCTTTAGGTAAATCTTTTGCTTCAATCTCTTTACCTTCTCCTATTTCTGAACTTGTTGACCCTACTAAATATTTAGGCTGAGTGTCTTTACCAGTTATGCCATATTTATTTTCAAAATAATTATGTAACTCTTGAGCAATACTTTCTACTTGAGGGTTATCTTCCTGAATCATAACCTCAAAAGTAAAATGTTCACCATCAAATGCCCCTACCATATATGCTGGATAACCCCCAGTTTCACTATTAATATCAAATTCTTCAGTTCCATCATAGTCTAATTTCATAGAATGAAGTGTTCCTTCCTTATCAACATTTAAAGTTTCATCATATAACTCATAATATTCTATTCTATAAACCATATCAGATTCATAAGGTACTCCCCTTTCAATAAAAATCCTATCTCCTAAATTATACTTTTTATCTGCTTTTCCTAAAATAGCCATAATTTTATTAACCGCTTCTTTTATTTTAATATTATCACTAGAAGTAGATTTTAATATATTTTTCCACTTCATTATAATCCACTATCCTTAACCGTTTTATTAATCTCTTTAGAAATTTCTTTTTCAACGGCTTCTGAAACGAATCTTTCTATTTCACCTTTACTAAATTTAAAATCTTCTAAACCTGCATCTACCAATAATTTATTTCTTTCTCGATATACCCGTTCTAATTCTTTTACCTTCCTTAGAATATTACTCAATTAAAACCACATCCTCTTTTTTACCGGCTAACATATCTAATGCTTCGGCTCTTAAAAGGTCGTATTTTTCCTTAACTGATATTTGATTACCGGATTCGGTTATTAGAACAGTAGCATCATCCGAGCGCAATATTTCACACGCTGCTAATTTAGTGGCAATATCGCTAATAACTCCAGCCACTCTTCCACTACCTGCAAGATAAGTTACCCTAACCGAATTTAATTGAACATATGGAAACTTAGTTCTAAAGAATATTCTACCTTCTCGGTTAATTTTCCACCATTCATTCATTCTGCTTGAGTCTTCATTATCTGTAAATGAGGTCACTTCTAATCCATGAGCCGAAGTAGTAGATGCACTTCCATTTAGATAAATGCTACAATTAGCCCCATCATCTGAAGGCAGTAAGGAAATTATGCGAACCTTATTTGAATCCTCAGTATCAATAGTAGCATAAAAGAAATCGGAAACTGTCTTTGCACCAGTGCTATCTGTTTGCGCTTTAGCCGCAGTAGCCCCCGTTAATGATGCAGTTTTAGATGGAAAAGTTTCATTGATAAGAGCGACTAATTCTTCTGCTGCTGTTTTGTTTCCATAAGTGCTATCAAATCTTGAAGTGGTGGTTCCCGCTAATAGGTTGAAAACTAATCCACTATTAGGTAATTTAAGATTAATTTGACTTGTTCCACTAACCATAGATGTGTAATCATTCATGGTAACCGAGGCTTCAGCAGAAGCGAGATTAAGCCATTGGTTACCCTGCCATACATCTAATGCAATTATTTTTTGAACGTCATGTCTATCTAATTGAACAAACCCTACATAATCCCTCCAATATGTAGTAGGATAATGCCCTGTTCCAAAGGTGAAATTATGGTGTTCATCCTTGTAAAGTAATCTTCTCCAAGAAGTTCCTGTTTTCTCATCAATAAAATCTTCAACTCTTTTGATAAACTCCCCCACTTCTGAGTGCATTGGAGTAGTAGTAGAAGTAAAATCAGGAACCTGAAGTAATTCCGCAACCTTAGCAGCCGTTGTGTAATATCCTAACCCTGTTGCATAATTAGGATTTACTGCTGTAAAATCTGATGGGGAGGAATACTTTGCCATGATTATTCCTCTTCAGTATTTTCAGGTAATCTATCCGTCAGATTAAATAATCTATCGAGTTTTGCTTTAACTGTACTTAAATAAATATCTCTGGATTCGTTATATTTAACAATACTATCTTTTTTACTCACTTTTAATTCTTCTATGGGGTCATATATTAATAGTGTTTTTATTTCAACTTCATATTTAGCACCCTTAATTGGCTTAATTGACTTTGCTTTGTGGATTTTAAGTGTTATTATTGGGTCTAATTTATAATTGACATATGGATTATAAATATCATTTGGTATCTTAATATTTTCCTTTTTCCAAAGATTGTCTTTTAATGTTTCATGTGCATCTTTTTCATTTGCTGAAAAATCTACTACTTTTGTCCAATCTGTAATGCTCATTTCTACTATTTTACTATCACTAGCCTCTAGTGGTTCCATATTCAAAGAGACTATTTTATATCCTATATTATTGTCGTCAAAAATATTTTCTTTTTTAATATCAATTTTGCCAGTCTGTAATGTAGCATTTGAAACATTTACTGTATTAGGTTCAATATTAACAATCACATTATCAGTATCGTATATTTTTTCATCAATTTTAGCCTTCTCCGCTTTACTTAATTGGTATCTTTTATCAAGCATTTTTCTTGAATCTTCTGAAGTTTTACCCACCACAGCATCAACTTTCCCTGAATTACTAAGATTACCAATAGTAAAATCCTCATCGAAATTCTTCAGGTCTAATGATAACCACATCCCTTCCGGTTTAAATGACTTCTTTCCGAAGTGTTCAATAGCGTGGTCTTTGAAACTTTTAGTTTTAATATCACTATGTATTTTTTTAAGCGTGGTTCTCAACCATCTTCCATGAGGGAACTGTTGGTTATTCTCTTTCCACAACCTCTCTTGTCTAAATATTCGCCTCACTTTGTTAAACACACTATTTCTATCTTCATATTTAAAAATAAACTCAAGAAGTAAAACTTCTAATTGACTCTCGCTATATTTATTCAACATATTAGGAGAATCTACAAATAAATTAGGCATAATGAACTCCCCTCAAGCGAGCCATTTTGCCCATGCAGCGCCTTTTTGCACAAGTTTTCCTAAACCTAATCCGCTATTAGGTGGAGTGTATGAAGCCTGTCCGGTTGCAGGGTCCATCCAATAAGGATTATTCATATTATCATAACCTGATGGTGGGATTGGATAACCGCTTCCGTTATTCATAGCCTGTTGTCCAGCCGCCATATTTTGATTCATTCCTCCGGTCATTGGTTGACCTTGAATATTCATTTGATTTTGCATTGGTTGTTGCATTGGTTGTTG